ATTTCCCCTTAAAAAGTGAAGCCGTCATATTCAAGCCAACTCGTTGAGGTGCCTTGAATATGACCGCTGGTTTTGGGGTTAGTTAGAAAAATCCTACGTGTTGTCCAGATTCATCTAGTACAGCTACACAATACTTATCTACGGTTGTGCTTGGTGCTACCAGATACTCCCATTCGTCATCGCCTTTATTACAGTGGTCGGCGATATCAACGGCTTTCTCTTTTGTAAATAGTGTGGGGTTAAAGTCGCCTTTATTGACAGACAACCTGATCAATTTTTGCTGGTAAAAACTCTTTCTATCGTTCATCTTCGTTTTCCTCTAGTTCTTTCAGTTCTTCGGCGATGTGGGATGCGATTTCATACCAATTCACACACTGCATGAATGCACGGGCGTAACTTTCGACTATGCCGTCAGTATCGCAATGACCGAAGATGATTTCTTCGGCGTAATCTACGGCCCATTCAGCGTCGATATCATCGGACGTTTGACCAGAGTCATATAGATGTTCTACGCCGTCGCTGAAGATTTCCAGGTTGATTCGCCATGTCGCGTAGTTAGACCAGCCGTTGTATGTGCTATCAGTCATCGGAGTATCGCCGTCATAACGACCGGCCCAAAGGCGGCAGCCAACGCTACCAAAAAGAATACAAGAGGGTAAATGTGCTTTTTCATATGCCTTCTCCTTGCATGGCGACGGCAACCTTCACGAACAGCATTACAAACAGCTTTGCCGGTTCGTTCTTCAGTCACCGCCGCCATACTGAGCGGCCATATTCAAAGCACCTCATTATTGAACCGGTGGGGGATATGACCCAAACAACTGTCACCGGTTATGCAGGGTTGATAGTGGCCCTGATGCCTCGGAACGTCGCCAACTAGTGGGCGGTGCCTAACTCAACCAATGCTTCCTTCTCAACTCCACTAGGGCGAACAGTAAACGAAAGGTTTACTAAAGTCAACCATAGTGAACCATAGCGAATCAGAGCGGTGTCGATGGGTTTGTATTGGGTGATGTGATGTGGTGATCGGGTTACTAGAAACCGGTCCCCGCATGGCCGTTTTCACACGGCATGTTCCCGGTTCCCCGGTTCGGGGTTGGGGGGAGTGCTTGAACTGACCGGTTCGAACCGAATGGCGCACGGTTGGCGCTGTTGTTGGGCTGATGCCTTCAAAGCCTAGCCATTGTCACGCTGACCCGCTGATACTGAATCAGCCGTTGGTTGCCCTGGCCTGGATTATGGCGATCTAGGGCAGTTTATAAGCCTTTGAAATCAATAAGTTACGCTCAAAACCTCTAGGAAGACAAGAGCTTCGTGACGTAAGCGAGGGCGGCCCCCCACCCCCCCGGCAGCGTTAGCGTTATTCCATCACATACATCTCACGAAACCACATGGACAAATCAATCGGACCAGATGGCGTATCAGCCAATGAAAGGAACTTCGTAAAGGAGTATCTGAAGCATGGGAATGCGAGGCAAGCCTATTTGAACGTGTTTGCCTGTTCCAAGAACACCGCTGCCAAATCCAGCAAGGCGATGATGAAAAGGCCAAGGGTTCGTGAGTACATGCGTATCCAGATGGAGAAGATCGACAAGGAGGAGTTGCGTCACGCGACGGTAGACAAATCCAAGGTGATGTATGACCTGGATACCTTGCGGGAGATTGCGGTACGGGAAAGGCAGTTAGGTCCAGCGGTAAGGGCCACGGAGTTAATGGGCAAGGAATTGGGGATGTTCAGAGAGAGAACAGATATCTCTGTGCATAAGGTATCGGACGAAGCACTGATTCAGGCCATATCCACTCAGGATGAATCTTTGGGGTCGGAACTGGCAAGGGTGCTGAACATCGATGACTACAAGGTGGCAAGTTAGAGCCTCTTATAGAAGTTATACCCACTTATAGGAGAAAGCATGTCGGCAAAGGTTGAGAAGGTAATGCGCGAATTCAAGAGGAGAAAGCTGAAAAGCAGCAGTGGTAAGCGTGTCACCAAAAGGAAACAAGCCGTGGCGATTGCTCTTTCTGAGGCGAAAAAACGCTGATGGCAATCACATCTACAGGTGATATCGGGATGGACATGGGTAAAACCGTCAGTTGGACAGATAGTTCCACAACGGCGAGTTTCGCAGATGGGACGTATTTCGCAGATGGGGGTGTGATTCCGTTGGAGTTCGACCAGCAGGATTGGTATTTGGAAAACGCATTACGGGTGATGAGAGCCAGGGGGTTTGCTGACTGATGGTTTACGGACCAGGGACTTACGAAAAGCCGGGAAGACCGACCAAGAAGAAGACCAAAAAACAGGTCGCTTACGCCAAGAGAAAAAAGAAGAATGGAAAATAGCTGGCACCTTTCTCGATCACTCTCTGTTGGTCATCTTATCTCCACTATCGTAATCATCCTCGGCGGTTATTCCTTCGTTTCCGACCTGGAAAAACAAATTCTGGAAAACCAGCTTTCGCAAAAAGCATTAGCCGAAAGGATGGACCGGACAGACGCGAGACATTCCGAGCAATTCGGAGAGATAAAGGAAATGCTGAAAGACATGTCGGTAAAGATAGATGCGCTTAACCGTGGATGATCGTTACCGAGAAAGCACAAAAGAGAATAGACAAGACACTCTCCGACACAGAATCCTTACGAGTCTCCGTCAACGGAGGCGGTTGTTCTGGTTATCTCATAAACCTGGAAAAAGAAACCAATTCAGACGGTATCTGGATAACTCACAACGTCCTCACAGACTCCACCTCGGCGGAGTTTTTGTCAGAGGCAACGCTGGATTGGATAGATGATCCATTTCAGCCAACTTTTAAGTTCAACATTCCCGACACGCATTCGTGCGGTTGCGGAAATTCTTTTCAGAGGAACACATGAAAGACTGGATAAAGGAAAACCCCGTTTTAGCAGCCGCTGGCGCTCTTATTGTTCTATCGGTTCTCTGGCACTTGTTTTAGTCGGATGTTCGAGCCTGAAAAAAGCAGCGATGATCGGAGGTGGCTCGTTAGGAGCGGGTGCGATTGCCTCGATTGCGACATCGGGGACTGCTCCTGTGTTACTGGCGGGAGCGGCAGGTGCCTCTGCGACCAGTGTCGTTGCGGACGTTATGACCCCATCGAAGAAAGGAGGAGCTATGGCTACAGCGTCTAATTGCGCCCCTGATAATTTCTGGACCCTGTTGGGTTCTCTGATCGAAATGGGCGGTTGGGCCTTAATCCTGATTATCGTTCTTCCGATGATTGCGGGTTGGGTTCTCCCTGGACCACTTGAGAAGAAGAAAAAGAAATGAAAGTGGACCCGAAATTCTTTGGCTTTTTGTTATTCCTGATAGCGCAGACGGGTAGTGCGATCTGGTGGGCGAGTAGCATGTCGTCAGAAGTTGAAAGGCTCGCTGGCATTCAGGGAACAGCGATCCCCGCTTTAGAGGCTGAAGCGAAACAATGCGGAATTGAAATTCACAACCTAAAAAAATTGACGGGCGATCAGAAAGAGATTGAGGAATCCGTTAAAAATCTAGACGTAATGATGTACAGGTTACAGACCATCGAAACCATGCTGGACAAAATCTTAGCCACTAAGGTTCGTTAGTGGAGCTTAGTAAAGAGGAAGCACTAAAAGAACTGTATCGCAGGGTTTCTGGAAGAAAGTTCTTCCGGTATGAGCCTTACAAGTGGCAAGCACAATTCCTGAGAGAGACATTCGACAACCAGGAGATGATGCTTCGTGCGGCTAACCGTGTTGGTAAAACGCACACCGCAGCCTATCTTGCATCTGTCTTCGCTACTGGATTGTATCCCGATTGGTGGGAAGGAAGAAAGTACAAGCACTCGACGTTGGGTTGGGCGGTTTCAGTAACCAACGAAAGTAGTCGGGATATCGTTCAAAAAGAATTGCTTGGCGATCAAGTGGGTACGGGACTCATCCCTGCTGACAACATCGACAAGGTAACTTATCGCCAAGCTGGTGTATCCAATGTTGTAGACATGGTTCGGGTCAAGCATGTTGCCGGACAAAGCACCATTGTCTTCAAGACCTACCAACAGGGTTGGCAAGCCTTTCAGGGTACTCAGCCTGATTGGATCTGGTTAGATGAAGAACCGGACGATTACCGTGTTTACACCGAATGTCTGACTCGCGTTCTCACTTCTCGCGGAATTATCTTTGTCACATTTACACCACTATTGGGTGAGACTGATCTTGTCCGACATTTTGATGACGGTATCAAGGGAACGTACTTACAAACGGCCACTTGGGACGATGCCGATCATCTCTCCAAAGAAGAAAAAGACCGCTTTATAGAGTCCTACCCACTCCACGAAAGGGATGCCCGTACCAAGGGTGTTCCGATGATGGGAGAGGGTCGTGTGTTCCCCGTAGATGAAAAGGAAATCTCGGTCCCTGCCTTCGAGATCCCCACTCACTTCGCCAGAATTTGCGGCATAGATTTCGGTATCGATCACCCCGCCGCCGCTGCATTTCTGGCTTGGGACCGAGATTCCGACTGCATCTATATATACGACTGTTACAAACAGGCAAACGAAACCCCTGTTTACCACGCTGATGCGATCCGCAAGCGGGGCGATTGGATACCCGTAGCGTGGCCTCACGATGGACTCAATCGAGAGAAAAGCGGAGGCAAGACCTTACGCGATCACTACGCTGATTCTGGCGTGAATATGTTGGGTATTTCAGCCCGTTACGACAAAGACAAGGGTGGCGCACAACCTGTCGAACCGATTGTGATGGAAATGCTGGAGCGCATGAAGACAGGACGGTTAAAGGTCTTCGGTCATCTCAACGAATGGTTTTCAGAGTTTAGAAATTTACATCGCAAGGATGGAAAGATCCGAGCTGTCCGTGACGACATTATGAAGGCGAGTATGTACGGACTGATGATGCGCCGTTATGCGACACCGATGTATCTCCCGCAGCAAGCACAACAAAGGTACACCAAATCTGTGATGAGTATGCGTACATGACACCAAATCAATTTGCAGAAATCCTATCCAACTCAGGATACGAAAACCTTCAGACGATGGTTCTTGATGACGGTAAGGGTTACTACGCCGAGAAATTCTCTCATGCGGATGAAGACCGTAATGAACCCCATTGGAAGGTCGTCTATGCCGTGGGTCTGGATGAAAAGATGCAGATGGCACAACACCGTTATGACGCAATCGGTACGTCTTCCTGGTTTCGCATTCAGCAGTCACGCGAGGACGCACAAAAAATACTGAACGATAACCGCACGGTGTTTAATGGCTAGACGATTTGACCGTAGGGATTTCTCTAAGATAGCGGAATCCATCAAAGCAGAACTTGACAAAAGAAAGCACAAACGGAAAGACCTGGAGAAGCAATGGAAGGAGGTTGATCGTCAGGTTGCGATGAAGCCACCGGAACGGGAAAACCGTGATGGTACGGATTGGATGCCCGACATGGAGCTTCCACTTCAGGCACAGGCATTAGAGGTCTTAACGGCTGACGCAAGACGGTTGATCTTTCCGAGGGATAAAGATTGGTTTCGCTGTCACGCTAAAGCGACGGATGAATACCTCCGTGCGGTTCAGGAATCTCTTGTTATGTCGGGCGATGAGACAGAACAGATCATTGTTCCAACACAGTCTGATCTCAACACCCTTACTGAGTCGATCCTTGTCCACTTCCATTCTCAGTATGATTTCCGTGCAGCGATCGACAGTCTCAACATTCAGGCATTCAAGTACGGCACCTATGTTGCCCATGTCCGTTGGGCGAAAAGAGAAGTCTTCTCTAATGACTTTCGCGGTATTTACCGAGAACGGGATGAAATGCCTGTCGTGGTGCCTGGAGACATAAAATCTACTTATCTCGATACCTCTGCACAGATGGTCGCAAGGGAAGGGATGATGATTGCGCCTTCCATCATTCGGGAATACAAACAAAAACTGGCTGATCTAAAACTCGCAGCGAAGGTAAGAAACCCACAGTCCATGTCCGGTGGGTGGATGCCAGGAAACATTTCCAAACTTCAGGCTGATGATGGTCATGTAAAGCTGATCGAGATGGAAGGGGATCTAATCATTCCCCGCAGTCAGACAGATGCGTTCATTCCGAATTGCATTGTCACGATTGCGATGGGTGCCAACCTTCAAGTCGTCCGTTATCGTGAAAACCCGTACCCGTTCCGTCTATTCCAGACCGGTACTTACCACATGGAAGATAACGGGGTTTATGGGGTTTCTCCGTTAATGAAAGGTCTGCCGATTCAGATGGCAGCGACAGAAGCGATGAATCGCCTGATACAGACCATCACACTGAATACTGAGCCTCCCATCTGGTACGACCCCAATGACCAGTATTGGAGAGCGCAGGGTGGACCCAAAATAGAACCAAGGGCTTTGTGGTCCTCTCTGACAAAACCAGAACCGATTGATATCGGCAATCCTAGTGGGATGATGCAGATTTACTTCGCACTGCTTAAACAGTACGAGGAACTAACTGGTGTTACCGCTCCCCGTCTTGGAGCGCAAACCAAGTCTCACCAGACGGCATTTGCCGTTGATATGGAAGTTACCCGTGGTCAAACCAGAACGGTTGATTACGTCCAATGCTTCACCGAAACCCTGACCAACATTCTCCACATGGAACTGGAAATGTTACGCAGGGGTATGGAAGACACCTCTGTATTTATACCGAAATATGCAGGGTATGTGGACGTTACGAGGGATGCGATACCGGAAGACGCTTACATCGAGGTCTACGGTGCAGCCTCACCAATGGAGAAAAGAGAGCAGGAACAGAAAGAGTTCTCTGCCTTCCAGATGCTTCTACAGCTTGATCCGATGGTTAGGCAGTTGGGTGGTCGAGGTCTTGATCTTGATGCGATCCGCACTGAGTTCATGCGCCGAGCTAACCCAGGAATCAACTTAGACAACCTACTGGAACCAATGGAGCAATCGTTTGAACCTCCCCCCACACCTGAAGGACTTCCTCCAGAACTTGAGGTCGAACCAGGACTTTTCACAACTCCTTGAATCCATCCAACTGACTGACGTACCCCGTTGGACACCGAATTCCACCGATAAAGACAAGTGGATATATGACTCTGGCCGAAGGGACGGTCAGGAATCCTTGATTAACTTCTTACGAGGCAAAGATGACTGAAGAAAATACCAATACTCAGCCCGAAGCTGAAGTTGCGGAAGCTCCAGCAGATGATTTAGACAAGATCCTTTCTGAGTTCGATAGTGCTGTTACACCTGAACCTGATCCTGAACCTTCAAAAGCCCGTATGGATATGGTTGAAGAATTCATTCAACAGCAACAGGCAAAAGAAACCAGAGTTGCAATTCAAGATTCGGTAGAAAAATTTAAGGGCTTCGACTCCACGCTTGCCAACGTGGGAAACATGGCAGTCGAGGGATACATCAATTTAATGGCACAACGGGATACCCGTATTGCCGATGCGTTCCACAAACGGGAAGAAAACCCCGATGCGTGGGGCCGAGTGCTGAAGTCGATGGCTAATGAGTTCAGCAAAGAGTTTAAGGGTCCAGATGCACAAATTACGGAAGACCGTAATGCAATGAGGGCCGCTGTTGAGTCACAACCTGAGACTGTTGAAAACGAAGGTCCAACGGTGCGTGATCTCAACCGAATGAGCGATGCAGAGTTTCTTAGATACAAAGAATCTCTTTCGTAACAACTGCTGTGACCCGTAACCGATAACCGAAAGGCATGAGGTAAAGAGGAATCAGTTGAATATTTTTAACTTCAACTAAAAGAGGAAATAGCCAATGGCTGCTCCAATTACCACCACTACCCAAGTTGCGGGTCCGGTTAATGTGGTGTTCCAAGAAACGCTTCTGCGAAATGCGAAGGCTAAATGCCCGTATTTTGTGGGGAGTGTACCCGCAGAAATAAGGGAGCATAGTGGCTCGTTCACCGCTAAATGGCGGCGCATCGAGAACCTGACTCCTGTCACCGCCGCTCTCGCTGAGTTGACCGGCAACCTGGCTATTCCGGTCAGGGATTCCGTGCAACCCAGTGTGACCGACATCACGAAAGCAGTGTCCAAGTATGGCAATTACATGTTGCTGAACGAGGAAGTTGATGTGGTGAACTTCACTGGTCAGTCTGACAAATTGGTTGAGATTCTTGGCATCAACGCCGGAATGTCACTCAATCGTCTGCAACGTGACGAGATGGAAGACAACGCTACCGCTATTCTGGCGAATGGTGTAGCTGGTGTTGCCAACATCATCACAAAACTGGCTCGTAACGACATCAAGAATGCTGTCAACACCCTGAATCGAAACACGGCAACGAAGTTCTTGCCGATGACTGAAGGTTCGGATCGTGTCGGCACTTCACCAATGCGTGATTCGTATTGGGGCATTTGTCACGTTGACGTAGAGGAAGATATCAGAGACATGACCGGCTTTATCGCGGTTGAGTCTTACGCTTCCCAAACCGCTGTATCGCCCGGTGAGTTCGGGGCGGTTGGTGGTGTGCGTTGGATTTCGACTGAGGAATCCTCAATCGATGCAAATGCTGGTGCCGCAATCGGTGCGTCGGGTCTTCGCTCGACGGGTGGTGTCAATATCGATGTGTACAACTCTGTTGTATTCGGTAAAGACGCTGTTGGATCACTTGGCTTTGGCAAGGAACACATCAAGGAAATTTACACCGCTGGTGACAAACTCCCGTCTGTGTTGCTTATCAATAAAGCGAGAGGTTCATCTGGTGTCGCAGATCCGCTCAACGAACTCAGCACAATGGGTTGGAAGAGTTGGCACGGTGCCAAGATTCTCAACGGAAACTGGATTCGCAACATCAAATCTGGTGCAACCGCTCTTTAAGGGCTAACGGGATAGCGGCCCTTCGGGGCCGCTTTTCCAAAAGGGAGATTCTATGAGTTTTGTTTTTCGTACACCGGAGGTTGATTCTTTAGGTGGTCGCAGTCCTTTAGAAAAAATGCGTCGCCACACTTTGTGGGAAATGGCGCGGGAAAAAGGGTTGCTTGCAGCGGAAGAATATCCGACTAAAGAAGAACTGATTCCGCTGATTGAAGCTGCCCCGGCAGTAGAGGTTGTCAGTTTGGAACGGGCAAAGTCGCTCAGAACATTCGCCCTTAAAAAACTTTGTAAAGATCATGGAATCGATTGCAACAAGACCTCAACGAGAGAGTACATGTTGGGTGAATACGAGAAAATACTAGAGGCTGCGTAATTGGCTTACACCTTACTCGATGCGGTCAACCTGTCATTAAAAAGGGTCAGGGTTATTCAAGGGGATTCGGGAGAACTAACGTCCCTCACTGATTCCGCTCGTCAGGCTGATATCGACATCATGGTACAGGCATGGAATGAAATTATTTCAGACCTGTATAACACCGCACGGCAGCTTCCCTCAGACACAAGCGAGGGAACCATCACGCTCGTTGCGGGAACGCGAGAGTATGACAAAGCCAGTGATGTAGATATTGTTTCCTCTAACACGATGGTCGATCAGACCAACGGGCAGTATCTCTATGCTTATCCAGGCGGTTATGAGGCGATGTTTGTTGAACAGACTCAACCCGCCAATTATACGGGCCTACCGATTTACTGGACGATCAATCCGACCAACGCGAAATTCCGTTTGGATCGATCTCCAACCGCAGATGACGCAGGGAAGGTTTACACGTACCTGTACCGTAAACGTCTTTACATGGACACGGCAGCGGCAACCTTTCCATTTGCCGACAGCGTTGTGAATGACTTGATTCAAGGCGTAAAGGAAGTCTGGAACAGGGAGAGCAAAGAGAAATTCGATATGGTGGCTTATCAGACCAGTATTGCCAGGGCAGCAGTCGCTATCAGCCAAGTCGAATCCAGAGAGAAGTATTAGATGCTCCAGGTTCCACCTCCCGAAGATATTGGGATCATCCTTCAATTTGGGGGTGGTCTTGCAACGGTCAAATCAGAGAACGAGATTAAAGACCGTGAATGTGCCGATGGTGAGAATTATGTTCTTGAGTTGGATAACTCACACTTTCGACCTCGGAAACCTTTCAAGAAGTTAGGCACAGCGACCAACGGCGAGAACATCATGGGCTTTGCCCAACTGGTGACAAAGGCCGATACCATTTCTACACTCATTCAGGCTGGTGATACCGTCTATGAGTGGGATGGTGGGACTACCTTCACCTCAAAGGGTACGGTTAGTTCAGGCGCTAAATTGCGTGGTCCGTTAGAAGCCAACTGGACGATGGACGATAAGGTCATCATCACTGACCTAACCAAGACAGAAGCGATAAAACAGTGGGATGGAACGACGCTTTCAGATGTGTCGTTCTCTGGAGTTTCAGGAACAGTAAAAGCGAAATATTGTTTCGTTGAGAATGAAAGAGCGTGGTTCGGTAACATGACCACAACCTCTGATACACCACAAGTGGTTTGTGCATCTGAAGTCAGCGATTACACAACCATCACGACAGCGAATAAACCGTCTTCTTCGTTAAGTGAAGCTGATCCCTTTTATTTAGTCGCTCCTGATCTACGTCCGATCAATGCGATGGTTCAAGCATTCGGGAAGGTGATCTTTTCAACCCAACGTGGTTCCTTGTTTAACTTCACCGGAACGACTTCAAAAGATTACGCAGTAACGGCTTACTACAACGGTTCAGCCGCATCAGGCGATGAAGCCGTGGTTCATGTTGGTAACGACGTGTATTTCGGCAGAGAAGGTGCGATTGAGTCTCTTGCCGGTATTACGAACATTCAGGAAGCAACGGTTGATGATCTATCGCGCTTTATCGCAGATGAGGCGCAGACCATCGAGAAGTGGCGAATGGTCTATGACCGCAACATGCAGCGGATTTATTGCTTTCCTGATGCTGAAGACAAAATCTATGTTTTCCAAAAAGCACTTTACGACGATGTAGCAAAACATAGTGCTTACCCGATGACGGAGTTTTTATCTCCGTGGTCTGTTTGGAAAACAACCCACTCGGCAGGATTCCAGCCAACCACAGTGTGGAACATGCTCGATCCCGCCACAAAAACAATGGCGGTTTACTTCGGCGATACGTCGGGGAATATTTATAAGTTTGACTCCGACACCTACAACGGTGATGGGGCAACTGGCCCCGCTGATGCAACCGGCGTTGATATTCGGACAACGCGGGTTTCTAAATCATTTAATGCGCCGCCTGGACGGATGTTTGATGTTTCGGGGTGGATAACTTACCGAAAACCGACTGAGGCGGTGGATTTGAGTCTTCGTTTTGAGCATGGGGGTGTTTCCCTGTTCGACCAGGAAATCAACATCTCTATTCCTCCCGCATCAGCAACACCCACGACTTATGGGGGAGCTTTCTACTATGCCGGACCCAGTTATTACGGAACCAGTTTTGAAGGAAGACTCACCCGCCAAAACTACACGGCAGCGGGTCGCTCGTCGCAAGTCCAACTCCGAGTCACCTCAATTGGCAAGCAAGACTTCTCGCTTGCGGAAATCGGCCTCCAGTTCACGGCATAAAGCCCATCCGAAATTAAAACGACTTCTAAAGCGTGGCGGTTACTGGCGACTGCTTGAGGATCGTGATTGGCGTTGGTTGTATGCGGCTTATAAGAAGGGCGGTTTCAAGGAAACCCCTGAAGACTTAACGCCCGATGAATTCATCTTTCACTCACTGGAAGCGTTTGATGGCATTGATCGCATTTATCTCGCAGTCGGTAAAACGAGAAAAGGTGAGATCCCCGTGGGTGTTTCACGGGTAAATGAAAACGGACATTTATTAGAGGTTCATGCCGAATGGTTTCCCTGGGCCTCAGACAGAAACATCATGGAATCGACTGCTCGTTTCCTAGATGAACATCGAAAACAATTCAACATCATTATGCCAACACTAAAACAATATCAAGCCAATCTCGCGTATCACGGAAGGTTGGGTTTGGTTCGTTCTGTAGGAAAGATAGAAAGGTATTTTCCAGATGGAGAGACAGCTTATGTGTTCCAAACAACGAGGACTTAACTGATGCCAATGCTTGCTCCGGTAGCTGCGAGTTGGATTGCCCCCGCAGCCCTTGGCGCATCCACCCTTGCCGGTCTGTATAGCGGTAAGCGTGGGAAAGATGTGCTTCAGGCGGGACAGAAAAGGACAGCAGGATATATGCACCCTGGACTGATGCCTGGGTCAAAGACACCCATGACCTACAAGACCCCTGGTGGCAATTTCAGTTATTCCGGCGGCAATGTGAGAGCCGCAGCTTCTCCCTTTCGTAAATACCTCAAGCGAGATTATGACGACACTCGCGGGATGATGAGTAGAACGAGAGAGCTTGGGCAGTCTGTTGCTCCCGGCATGAGTCAGGTGAGAGCCGCTAGAGAACGTGCGGTTCAAAACGCAATCACACGACGCAGAGGCAATCTTCAAGCGCAGATGCAGCAAAGAAACATGCAGGGCAGTGCGTTCGATCATGCGGGGCGAAACATGCTGGCGATGGATGAAGGGCAAATGATGGGTGAAGCGGGAGCGCAGTCCTTTCTGGATGAGTACGACATGAGCATGAAAAACATCGCGCAAGAAGCCGCACTAGGTCAGCAAGCTACGGCACAGGTTGCAAAAGGTTTGGAATATGACCTTGGTTTGATGGGACAGGTTTTCAAGGGAGCGCGAGATGTTCAGGACTACATCGCCAACATGAACCAGATCATGTCTGGTAACGCGAATGCAATGGCAAAACTGAGAAGCGCACAAGCACAGGGTTACGGTGAGTTAGTCGGTATTGGGTTAGGAAAGTACGACTTACCAGCATGACAAAACAGAGACTAATCAATGGCTGAATACGGAAGTTTTGGATCAGGACTTGCTAGTGGTTATTTAACTTCGTCCAAGCAAAGGCAAGAACAAGAAGCGTTGCAAGCTGCCGCTGATGCTGAACAGGCCAAAACTCAGGTTGAGCGGTCAACGGCGATGATGGAGAAGACCGTTGAGGTTGCGAATGCCTACCGTGAGGCGATTGCGAGGACTCCACCTGGCGCTGAAAGGGAGCGGCTACAAGGGGCGTTAAAGTCAGTTTTGGAAATGGCGGGAGTCTTAAATAATCAACTGAAAGTTGGCACCAAAGGTGCGGTTGATTTCTCATCTGTCCTTGCCGCTGGTGCTGATCCAGCTCTGGCACCACCGAGTCCCATTGTCGAACATAAAGAGGGTATCACTACACAACAGCGTCTTCATTCTGGTGCTGGTGATTTACGCACGTTCAAGAGGGGAAAGAAATACTTAAACAGCGGTAAAGATTTGATTGAGATTGATCTTGATGTTGATGATCCAACCGCAAAGGTAATACACACAGGGTCAGCAGATCAAACTAACGTGGAAAGACTCCAAAGTTATCGCGCAAAGTTAGTAGCGGCTAATCCAAACGATCCGCAAATAGCGGCGGTTGACGATGCGATAAAGAAAGCAACCACGTTCAAACCAGCGGCGGGAGATGCGTTAGCGATACAGCAACTTCAAGATTACCGCGCCACATTACCGCCAGGCGATGAAAGAATACCAGCCGTTGACGCTGCGATAACGAAACTAACAACGCATAAGCCAACGGCACCTCCGAAGACATCACAGTATATTGCTGGCCCTACTACACCTAAAAACTTGCCTAGAGCGATCCAAAGAGATTCTAGTAATCCGGATCACATGGATTATGTTGAACGGAATGGATATATCAAAACGAGTACGGTTCAGCAAACAAGTGGTGGCGCTGAAGGTGGTTTGGAAGGCACATCCGCAAGAGATACTGCTCGTACACAGGTCGATTACCTTTCCTTGGGCGATGAGATGTTGGGCGACCTCATTGGACACCTGGAGCGAGATCCGACCTCTGGTGGTGTAGTTGGCGCACTCAGAAGAATAGGTCAGAAAGTTCAGAGAGGTTTGGGTGAGGTCACTCAGATTGCCGATTTCGGAATTGCTGAAGCTGCAAGAGGGATGATAACCGACCAAATCTCCGCAGATGTTGCTGAAGGTCTTGATTCATCCGATGCGATTGCAATCAGAAAAGAGTTTCTTGATGACCCAACTTTGTCTGAAATTGAGATCCTTGAGAATTCTCTTGCCGCAATCGTTGCGAGGGTTCTGAATCCAAAAGACCGATTATTGAGAGATCAGTATGAAGTGGCTAAGAGCATGGTCAAGGTTACGGGATTCTCTCCTGGTAATTGGTCATCTCAAACGGCATTAGAAAAGTTAAGAAGACTTAGGCAGGATTTACAGGCAAGAAAAGCGTCAATAAGGGGGCGAATTAGTGACACCCCTGAAGAATCCACCACACCAACTGGCCCGACTGTTTTCAACTACGATAGCGAAGGGAACTTAATAGACTGATGGCCGAAAACAAGATAAAGGCTGTCATTCAAACAGAAGAAGGACCAAAAACACTCACCTTCCCGATGGGTACTGCACAGTCAGTTATTCAACGGACTGTAAAGCAATTTATTCAGCAAGATAAGCAACGCATTTCTGAAACCTCTGCCGCTAACCCGCAGGGGGATTTCCCCGTTCCTGATTACCGTAGTGGGTGGGAGAAAACAAAAGATGTAGCTGGTTCGATGTGGACCCCTGAGACTGCTAAAGCAATCGGTGCCACCATTGGAACCGGTATTACGCTGCCAAGCGCGGCTGTTACAGGACCGGCTGGCCCTATCACTGGCAGTGTATTTGGTGCGATGGCGGGTCAGAATATTTACGACATAACAAAAGGCACCCCATCAGGAGAAACGGCTAAGAATGTCTTAAAGGCCGGTACAACCGATGCAATGTTCTCGATGGGTGGTGCATCTGTAGGACCATTACTAAGAGTCACTAAAAACGCAGTATTGTCGAAGATGTTGGGCATAGGTGATGACAAAGCTACTGAGTGGCTTGTCCGTGCTGGTCGCCAAAACATACCAACTGGCATTGTTGACATTAGTGATCGTCCACTTACGCGAGGTTTTCGTTCAGTCTTGGGTATCATTCCTATCCTGGGTGGCCCAATCAAAAAAGCGCAAACCGAAAGAGCGGCGGCATTAACAAATCGTCTAAATCAGGTATTGGATGATATCGCTCCTATTGCAACTGCTAACAAGATGGGTCTGGATGTTGCCGAAGGCGCAAAGAATACGACGCTTGAGTTAAAGCGTTGGTACAAGTCGTTATACAACGAAGCAGATCAGTTAGCAGAAGGTGCCGGTGAGATTGTTCCTACCGCTGGACTGAAGGGAATTCTAAAAGCCGCAAGAGATAAGCAGGGTCGCCCGAGTCTTGTAAAGCAGACCGAGGTTCCGCAAGGTCCAGGGATAATAGATCCGTCTACAGGAAAAGAATTCCCAAGAGATCCGGTAATGCGAACCCAAAAGGTTGCAATGCAGGGTCCACAATCCAATGAGGTAGATGCGTTTATCTCTCAGTTCGATGACCTACCAGAATTCATCACTGTTAAGCAGTTAAGAGCGATCCAGAAAGACATCACTCGATTAGGTGACTCCGCTAAAGGCTTCGATCAACGTATCGTAGGTGATGCGCGAATCGCAACAGAAACCGCGCTTACTGACCTTAACCTGACAGATGTTCCAGAAGAAATAGCAGAACAAATCGTCGCCAGGTATCAGTTGGCTAATCGGATTCTGTTTGACAGCATAGAACTTCTTTCAAAACCGGTTGGAAAGCAGATATCCAAAGGGAGTCATGGCGACCTTGTAAAACTGTTGAGGGGTTCTAAAGGTCAACCTGGAAGTCTTAATAATGATGAGTTAATGGACTACGCTTTCAAAGCGAGAAGTCCAGAGGCTATACGCCAATTACGTTCAATCGTTGGCGATGAGATTGTCCAGAAAAATGCAAGACGATGGATTGGTGGCGCTATTGCAGATGCGACAAAACGAACTGAAAAAGGTTTGTTGAGAAGTGAGGGTGTTGTTATCGATGGGGAAGCAGTGGCTAAGTCGTTAGGTCTAACTCCCGGCAAAGTGAATAAGGGAAGTATCGACTCTCTGAATGAAATGTTGAGGGGGACGGGAGTTACAGGGAATGACATTCAGGATCTAGTTGATATGTTGGCGACATTCGACACGATTGTCGCACCAGCTAAGATGATTGCTAGACGCATGACCTTGGGTGGACTGCGTAGTGCGTTACGAGGGGCTACTGGTGTCGGCGCTATTGCGGCTGGCACTCAGCTTACATTGGCACCAGCGGTCATTGGGACTGTGCTTGTTAGGCAATTAGGTAAAGCTCTTACGAGTCCTAAAACACTTAGAGAACTTATCAGTTTCGGCAATAAGTATGGGACTAAGACCGCATTTGGAAGAATGACGGAACCGCAACGAAGGGCGAGGAATGCTGCTTTTACTACATCAGCGATACGTTTGTTGCGTTTGGCTTACTCACAACCTAGCGGTCAAGAAGAATCCAAACCGGCGATAAAACCCAAATCACGTTACTACGATCCTTTTATCGTCAAAAAGGGACGGGTCGATAACACAACTTACACCACGCAAGCGGAAAGATAACCCATGAGTTTATATACGCCTCCCACGTTATCAGGATATAACAGTTCCCCGCCTCCTGATGACGGGACCACAGTAACTGCCAACCAAGTCACTTGGGCAAAACACAAAGACAAACTCGGCGACCCCTTGAAAACCTTCACGGAGTCGATGAACACCAACCTAACTTCGACGTTTAACGGGTTGGAAACCAAAGTTGTGGACGGCACACGATTCCCCGCTTTCGGTGTTCACAACGGAGGAAAGAATGTTGCAAGTGGTGCGTGGGTGGCGATGACTCCAAATGTTGAAGAATTTGACACGAACAACAATTACGACAACACGACCTACCGGTTCACTCCCACTAAGGTCGGTTACTACTGGCTCTACGCGAGAACAACATTCAACACCAATGGTGCAGAGACAGGCGCGGCAGTTGCGATCTTCAAAAACGGTTCCATTTACAGCGGATCAAATTCCTATGTAAAAAACAAAGGACCGGACGGATCGACGCTTGCCATCGCTTGTGGAACTCTGGTCTATGCGAATGGAACGACTGATTATTTCGAGGGGTATTTGAATGCGGTTGACGCAGCGATTGATTTTGGTGCCTACGAGTTCATGGGAGCGAGACTCGTATGATTGACAACTCAAAACTTGGGGCAGTTCTAGCCTGGAAATTTCCAGCGGAGTTTGAAGTATTGGGGTACATGGTGCTTCAGGGTGAAGACGATGTGCAGACGATTCATCTATGGGATACCGAAAAGATGGGTCGTGGTACGCCATCAGAAGAAGAACTAACCACTTGGGAAACCGAATACAACGCTCAGGAATACAAAGTCCTCCGAAAGAATCGTTATCCCGCACTTCAAGATCTGGCTGATGCGATTTATTGGAACGAGAAGGGCGATGACTCCCTGATGACTGCATACGTCGCAGCGTGTGACAAAGTGAAAGAGGACTACCCGAAACATGGCTAGTGCAATTGATCCGACCCTCGGTGGTGATTTAAGCACCCCCTCGACTAACGTAAGAAAATCCCAACTAGAAACAGCACTCACCACAGCGAAGAATGAAATAACGACGCTTCAAACCGATGTTGTAGAAGCGGAGCAGTGGGCTACGAAAACTGATGGCGCGGTCAGTGGTGGTGAATACAGTTCTAAAGCCTACGCGATTGGTG